TGGTTTCTCCGAACGATTCCGAGGATATCCCCTCTTTCTTGTTGGCCCGCATGAGCCCTCGCTGGACCTCCACGCAACACGCCTGTTTGATATCGACCGGAACGCTTGCCAGATCATAGCCCGTCGTATAGGCCACTTTGTAACGCACCTTGCAATCGAAGGCGTAACCGTCAGAGAACCAGATTTCACCCCTCTCGTCGATGGTCTCGCGCGGGTAGTCGGCGACAGTCAACTCCGTCCATTCATCACCATCCCAATAGTAGATTGACGGTGTCCCGGAGGCGATGTAGCGATGCGTCACGTAGTACGTGTCCGTGTCATCACCGCGGAAATAATCATCCTTGCTCTGCTCAGGGCAGATGACGCGGCCCAGATATTTCTCGATCATCTGTGACACCGCGTTGATATGGGTAATGATCTGGTCGCGAGGTTGGTCCTGATCGTCAATCGGAGTACCCGTCATCTCCAGATACTCCTTCACATCAATCAGCGCATTGGTCGCCAGGTCCGGCATAGTTTACCCCTTTGCGGCTTTGGCCTTTTCCAGGAGGTCCCGCTCGTACTCGGAGAGCTTCTTCCCCTCCGGGTCCTTCTTGAGCTTTTTCTCGATCGCCTTGAGCTGCGCCTGTTCGGTCTCAGTCAATACAGCTGGCGCCTGTTCGGACTCAGTCTCCGGCGCTTCATCTTTTGTCACCGGTGGTTCGCCCTGGGCCTTGTTGACCGGCGGTGCTTGCCTGGTCTTCGCCGGCGCAAAATTACCAGGGAACGACTCCAGCAGATACTTCGCCCGTTCCGCAGTAACTTCCTTTACGTCCCCATCTTCGAACTTCGGGACATCGTTGAGCGTCCGCATCGTGGGCGTCGCTATAAATCTCAGGTATGGCATAAATCCTCCAATGGAATCAGGCGGGGAGCAACCCCCCCGCCCGTTCTCGTTTCGATTAAGCCGAGCGGTCCAGGTAATGCACGATCAGGTGGTCGCTCGAAGTGTCCACCGTGCATTGGATATTCCCAGCACTGGTAATGCTGGTGGTGCTCGTCCGGTCGGTCGGCACCCCGGAGGCGAACTCGATCACCGAGATCAAGACGTCCTCCGTTGCGATCCCCGATATGGCGATATTCGTATCGGCGGAAGCACCTGCCACCTTCGCGAACTTGATGCAGATGCCGTCTACCGATTTGGTCATTCCAGCCATGATCTATTCCCTTTCATATTCAGGTTTCAGACTTACTCTACCCTGCAGATCGAGACGCCCGAATTACGGGGTCTCGATATTCAGCCCCATAGCAACCGGCTTGACGGCGTCCTGGACGCGCTTCTCAAGGTCGATGCGCTGCGTCGCAACGAAGCCCAGCTGCTGAGTGAAGATGTTCTTGTCGTACTCAACCGTGATCGTACGACGCGAACCCCAGTGATAGCCGTCCTCATGGACAAGGATGACAACCGAGTGGTCGGCGTTGGAACCATCGTCGACGCCGGTCGTGTTGAGGTCTTTGCTCAGCGCCTCAGTTATGTGGATCGGGCTGCCGTCGAGTGAGTCGAGCGAACCGTCGCCCCACGTCGACTTGATCCCGTTCTTACTGGCGTCAGCAACAGCGTCGAAGGACTTCATCAGAATCCAGGTGGCCACGTTGACGACGTAGTGCAACTTCTTCGGGCTGGTCGCATAAGCCGGGGTCAGCAAACCGCTGAGGTACCGACAGTCCTTCTCGTGGAAGGCCACGGTGCCATCGCCGACACCAGACGAGGCCGACTGCGTGTCGAACGTGGTCGACAGGTCAATCGCTTCGTAGCGGAGCCCCATAGCCATCGTCTCAGGGCTGACGCCGGCGGTGTAGGATTGATTGGTGTCGCGGTGAGTCGCGGTCGTATCACCGTTGCAGACGATATTATCCTTCGCACGCGGGTGCGACTCGACAATGTCCGATCTGATCTCGGCGACGATATCAATCACGGAGTCCTCGATAAGCTCCGGGGAGCTGGGGACGTGAGTGGCCAGATTGAAGGTCGTGAACTGCCCCTGCGCCGTCCCCATGTCCGAGCGCTTGAGGATGTCGGGGTTGTTCGAAGCCGCCTCAGAAGCGACATAGGCCGTCGACGTGCTCGTCTTCTTCAGGAAAAGCTGAGGGTTCTGAGTCATGGTGACGGTCTTGAAGATGTTGGCGATCGTCGGTTGTACCTCTAACAGGTCGATCAATTCGGACGACCAGCCGGTCATCACCCACTCGTCACCCAGACCGGACGCCTCAGACGACATCGCTTTGGCGAATTCCGGGTCGAAGTGACTGACCAGCTGCATGAGTTGCTGGAAACTCTTGAGCTGCTGCGGCTGGTAACTGTTACGGTGCGGATTGAACTGCGAGCGGAACACTGCGTCAGAGAGCAGCACCGAATCGTAGCACTCACGCATGAGCTTGACGATCCGCCCCTCTTCCGTCGAGTCCATGTCAACCTGAGCCTGGAAGAGCTTGTACGCTCTCTGGTGCATCTCCGGCATAGCCCGGCCTTTGTCGTCATAGAGCCAGACGTAATCCTTCGACAGAGCGCGCCAGTCCTTGACGGGGTACTGCATCTTGCGCACCTTGTCGGCGTTGGCGGCCTCGTCTATCCGCTTGGTCAGCAGGATGATATCCTCCGCCATCTTGTCGGTGCGCGTTTTGAACTCGTCCTGAGTAATCAGCCCTTTGGCGAGCTTCTTGGCCTCCTCGCCGACATCGACCTTGAGACGCTCCAGCTTGGCGACGCTCTCGGAGAGATCGTTGTACTGCTTCTGGAACTGCTCAACGACGGTCTCCGTGTTGTGGAACCGAGCCTCCAGTTCCTCAATTGCCTTTTTGACTTCGGGGTCCATTCCCTTCTCCTTTCGTTTGTGCTCCCCGCCGTCCGGGAACGGATATGGTATGTTTATCTTCAGATTCTTTGATTTGGCGATGTTATAGGTTGCCAGCGGATTCGACCCGAGGTTGACGACTGAAACCTCCTTGAGGGCCAGGTCGATGATTGTCCCGATGCTGGTCTCTTCATCATACTGTCGCTTCTTAACGAAAAAGCCGATGGAGAACCGCCGCAGGACGCCCTCCTCCGAGAGCAGGATTATGTCCTTGCCCTGGCTGGTCGGGAGTATCTGAGCCGTGCCCCAGAGGCCCTCCGGCTTGATCTCAGCGGTGAGGATTTTGCCGATCGGCTGGCCCCACCAGTCATGCATGAACATGAGCAGCGGATCTTCGAGGAACTCGGCGATAGAACTTTCGAACGCGCTGGCCGGGATGATCTCGTTGTCCGCGTCAAGAGCCGTAGTCGAGAACCAGCCTTCGATTATCAGACTGCCGTCTTTTTTCTTGGCCGTCTTGAAGGATGGATCACCATCCGGCATAAACAGCGGCTTGTACCGAAGATCGACGTCGCCGTACTTCGATAGTCCGTCCCTGAGAAAGTGTTCGGTGTATGCGAAATGCTTCTTCATTCAGCCCCCTACTCAATTACTGATATCGTGGTACAGCGGCAGTTACAGACTTCCGAAGCCGGACCGCTCGGATCACCAGGGTACAGCATCGGCCAGCTCAGCCGCGTGAAGGGTTTGCCGACTTCGACGATTTCGCCGTCGACGTGTATATGGGTATCCCGTGTATTCGCTGCTCGGGTAGATAACCACTGATGCTTTTCAATCCCCGCCTGTTTGCGACCCTGGAAGGTGCCGCCATTGACCACACCGCTCATCTCTGTGCGGGCAATCAAGACAGACCGGGTTTTCGAGAATTGCTTAAAGGTCTTGCGGAGCTGCTTCTCCAGCTCCGTAATGGTCCAGCCGCCGTCGTAGGCTTCATTCAGCAGAGCCTGAATCTTCTTGTAGCTGGTATCGTTGACATTACGGATTTGATTCCAAAAGGAATCGATCGCCAGACTGACGTTCGGATCGTGGACGTTGAAAGCCATGTCAATCGCGTGTGAGTCCAGCAACGCCTGACCGGCGTCACCAATAGTCTCCCTGACGTAAGGCAGGGTCGATCGACTCAAAACAGCGTCCTCTGAGCGGAGGTTGAAGATACGGCTGGCATCTTCGGGGATATCGTCGGGGTCGGACTTAGCGATCCAATGGAGTTGTGACATAGCCGCACCTTCTCCAGTCACCTCACGAATGCCCTTGATGACGCGATCCCGCTGCGCCATGAAGAACTTCACCATGATGCGAGAGAAGGCTATCTCATGTCTGGTGACTTCTCCGTCGAATGCTTTCCATTGATTATAATCGGGGGACGACACTTTATGGTGGTAGCTCGGGACGGCGAGTCCGGGCTCCGCCTTGCCGCCCCCCTGATCTTCTGGCTTTGGCGTTTCGCCGTCGAGTTGCAGCATCCCCATGGGCGATATCGGTTCATCCCCCCACTCAACCGGATCAAGATCGCGCTCCGCTCGAACCTCGTTAACTGTCACGATATTAGCCCGGACGAGGATAGCATCAGTCTCGGCCCTGACCTTCTCGTCTTCCTGAAGGGCTTGGACGCCCGTGAGGTCGTGCTTATAGACGTGATCTCGATCGTAGAACCGGTGCATGATCTGCCGGTTGAAAGCGGCCTCGATGACGGCGAGAATCGGCAAGACAGCGTTTTCCCAGAACAACTTTTTTTGAATGTCGCTGTTCGCATAGTTGGCGTATTCGTAGATACCGGCCAGCGCTGGCGGCGTGCCGAGCACCGCCAGGAGTTGCTCGCGGTCCAGCTTCAGCAAATCAAGGAACGCCAGATCCTTCAAGGGCGGCGTGAAAGCCTGGAACTGAGCGGGGAAGGTCATCATGCCAACTGCGAATTTGTTGTCGGCGCCGTACGTTGCACGCCATTCCTTCATCAGGCGCTTAGCCTCTTCGGCGTCCACGCTCCCCGGCTCTTTGGGGAAGATCATCCCCCCTGGAGTGGCGTCGTTCTTGAAGAAGTTCTTGTTGTACTGCCTGGCATAGTGAGTCGTCAGCAGCTCGGAGTGCGCCGGTTCGATTCGACTCCGCCCGTAAAAGGGGTCATTGCAATTATATATCCGAGCATGACATATCTCCGTCAGGTCGTAGGACACCCGCTTGGCCTGATCGACGGTGTACTCGTACTTGGTAGGCATCCCCTGTTCGTCAGGAACAAGTCTTGTCCGGTGGGATTCGATCGGCCAGAATTCGGTTGGTTGACCTGAGCCGTCGAGTTCCATCCCGAGGTAACTATTGCCAGCCAGCATAAGCGACTGGACTTCATGCACCTTGATCTCGGCGATGTCATTGTACGGATTCGGAGCTTGGAGGAATTCGTTGCCGGGATGATTGTCGTCGGGCGTGAAGCGTTCCTTGCCGTCCTCGACCTCGACCTCCATCACTCGCAGGGGGAGCCGCATAACGGCGTCAGAGACGCGGGCTACGGCGGTTGCTACGGTCGAGTTCTTACGCTCGGCCAGCATATACGCTTTCGGGTCCGGGTTGTGCCGGACACCATAGTGCGTCTGATCCTTATCCACTCGCAGCGGTGCGGCCCGGTTGGCTTTGCTTTGCAACCGAGTATCGTACCAACTCGTGACGGCATAGAGCAAGTTACCAAACAGAGTCTGTGGCTGATTATGCAATCATCTGCTGCCTTCTCGCCGTATTAGCCCCAGATTATCTCCGGGGTAGTGTGTATCATAGCCGCCAGCCGCTCGTAATTGTCAGCGTGCTGGTGATGATCTGGCTTATTCCCCTCATCCCAGACGTACTCCTTGTCACCGTTTGGTTTCTCGACCAGCGTCCGGGTTGCCGCGCACATCTGCTTGACAAAATCCCCATCGTCCAGGCCCCGCCAGTTCTTCGGCACAACCACGGCACCCATCCCCCAATGGGCGAACGACTCGTCAAGCGATGCCGTCCGCTGGGCGTGGATAACCCGCGAGGTATGGTCGACCCTGATCTTGTCCGGGGAGTTCTTGCCGAGATCGTAGAAGCAGCGATACCAACCACGGTGTGTTCGGCAGAATTCCTCCGCCGCGTGCTTCTCTGGCAGGGCATCAATGACCCCGCGCTTGATGCCATATTGAGCGCATTTGACGTGCAGGTCATCCCAATCAGTGCAGGTTCCGACGAATTGCTTCGTCCGGATTCCATTGGTCAGGGTCGAAGTATGCAGGTGGAGTACGCCTCCCACGTCGCATCCACCTACGGTGTTTTCGGCTGACACCGGCATCAGATAGTCGCCGGCACACGCGCCCAGAATATCCAGGGTGAACTGTGTGCCGGCGGCTGTGAAGGGTACGCCGAGGATCTGGTTGTAAAAGTGCTGTAGGTCGGAGGGGTCGTATTGAGCTTTGAGATATTTCAAAAACAGATCAAGGATTACCCGACCTGACCGGGGATCGCCGAACAACTTGGAAGCATGATAGCCGGAGACGTCACGGTCGGGATGTTCCGCGACCCACTCACCGGTTGCTAATCGGTTCAGGGTTTTATTACACCGGCGGCAGACAGGGCACGCATCCCGTCCACCGCCAGTTGCGACAGTATGAAAACCGGCGAAAGCCGGGTCTTTCAGGGTCGACTTTCCAGCCCCCTCATCGATGATGACATTCGCAAACCAGTCAAGCGGCTGCCATTCGTTGCAGTGCGGGCACTTTAACAGCCACTCCTTTTTGTCGCTGTTCATGTACTCGTCATTGATGCCGAAGCCTGGCGTCGACGGATTGCCGATCTTGCGCCATATCTCCCGAGCGGCGCCGGACGTATCAGTCGAGGCCCCAAGCCGGTCGTACGCAAAGGTCAGGTTCGACTGTACGCATAAGTCCATCTCATCGATGATCAAAACGTCGCAAGGCTTCTCGAAGAAATTCTTGGAGTTGTTCGAGCCGACGACGTGACAGTCAGTTCCGAATAGCGTCTTCTGCTTCTTGGAGTCCGAATCTTTTCGTCCCACCAGGTAGTTAGCGCGGAGGTATGCGCTGTAGTCGATCAGCTTGTCAATCCGGCGCGGGGAAAACTCGTAGACGATAACATCAGTCGGTAGCACGTACAGAACCGACCGGCCAGCGGAGGCCTGAGCAAATAGCTCGCATAGCGCCCAATCGGTCAACCCAATCTGATATGATTTTTGTACGACGATCTTGTCAGAGTTGTCCCGGTACAGCGGCACCAGCCAGGGACGGCGATCAAACGTGAGAGGCTGTCCGTGAGTGTTCCGGCTGTGATAGATGGCAAACTCCAGCCGTGGCCATTGCTGTTGGATATATGCAAAGGCCAGCTGATGAGCTTCAGAGTCGGTTAGCTGTTGACCCGAACACAGCCCCGAGATTGCTCTCGATTGCTGACTTGTCGGAGTCTGCGAGCTTGCCGATGATCTGGAGGACGTTGATGCCATTACCACCACCGCCAGTATTGTCAGGATTACCTGGTACAAGGTCTTTCCTCACGCTTGCGAGTTTTTGCAGATTATCTATGGTCGCCGGGATCTCGTCTTCCTTCAGCTTTTCAAGGATAGCCTTGATGAGGTCCGAAACCATCGCTACCTCGTCGACGTTCTCTTGTGCGATCTGATTGTTCAGAAGGTCTTGAGTTTTGTCCTGGACTTTGACCATGTTGTCATCCCAGCGCCCCTCAATCTTGGCGCGGCTGACGGCCTTTTCGGTGACGCCGAAATGTCTGGCGATCTCAGATTGAGCGCCACGTCTGCCGTGCAGTCGGACATACATCCGATACATGGCCGTTCTTATGTCAACTTTTCCGGGTTTTGGCCTGCGGCGCTTAGATTCAGAGCGCCCCCTTTTTGACTCTTCTGACATTAGCCGCCCTTTTTCTTGCCCTCGGGGCCAGCCTGGGAGGGCGCAACCCCGAGGGTCTTATGAAACAACTGCCCTTGGCACCCGTAGCATAGCAATTCTTTAAGAATCCACACTTCACTTTTGTGGTCTTATTCTTCACATAATTAACCCCGCCGACATTGTGCCGACGGGGTAAGAGTAAAACGTCCAATAGTGTCTTTGATAGAATCCTCTGTAAGTCTACTTAATCCATTGGAATCACCTCCCTGTTGTTGATTAGCCCGGGAGGGCTACCTTTACGGGCTTACCTTCCGAATCCCGAACATACTCGATCCGCGTCTCGGGAGCTTTCATCCCTGAGACCACATCCCTAACGACATGGCCGATTTCGATCTTGTGATCACCCATACTTACCTCCTTTGGGTTTTGGTTAAATGAATAGCCCCGATACACTGCTGTCCCAATACTGCGATAACTTTTTGCGATTGAAGATTATGCCCTGCGGGTTGACTTCGAGCCGGTATAACCCATGAGCACCGGACTTACGAACGATGGGAATGGGAGTATCCCGGCGCAAGCGATAGATATACTTGCCCGGCAATGTTTCATTCGGCTCGTCGAACGCCTCAATGGGAGTCCAGCCGTCCTTGACGGTAACACGGTAGTTCGCCAGAATCGCCAGATACGAGAACAGTTTTGGCTGCAAAAGATAATCCCAGCCGTTGTAGATAACGCGGAATCGCTTTCCCTTTTCAGTGCCGTCGATGACGAGACTGCTTACGTCCATCCGTGGACTCCTTTCTATGCCCGCGCTCCTTGCAGATCAAATACTCCTCGTATCGTGTCCGCTTAGCCATTATCTATTTCCTCCTTGCTAAATTCGGGGAGACTGCCGAACAGCCAGTCGCCGAACCATCCGAGTAAAGAACCGATGAAATTTCCGCAAATCGCTTTTTCTCTCCCTGGTCGTGCATCTCCTACGTGAGCAGCGCCCTCGTCGCAACTTCGGAACACCGAGGCTTTTAACATCAGCCATTATCCAACTCCTTTCCGTGTCCGGAATACCACGATAGCACTCGGGAATGGTGCATTATGCTTAGCATTGCCGAACCTTAACCGGCCTTTGATGAACCTGCATTCGCCTTTCATGCAGTACGAGTGCCACCATTTTGTATCTGTACTCGCCGGGACAAGACAAACCACTGTCGTATTCCCTGCTTGAGCCGTCTCGTACGCCTTTTTGAGCCAGAGCCCAATCGTCTTCCCGTATGGTGGGTTCATAAACACCGACCGATATTTTGTCCAATCCTGATTTAACCCATCATCCTCAATCGTAAAATACGATTCAACTTTCTTGTTTTGATCTGTCGCGCAAGGGTCCAGATCAAAGTGAAACTCTGAGTCTAATTCCCGGAATAACCAACGAGGGGTAGCGTGTTCCACGGACCCCGATGTAGCCATTGTCCTGATAAGGGGATTACTCATTCCGGCAACTCCCTTACCAGCAGGTCTCCAGGTAGCTGGTTCCACTCCCGGCCGTCAAGCAGGCGACCGGCTTGCTTCTTGCCGCACCGAAACATCACACCCCGAGACCCAGGCTCTGGTCTCTCGATTGTCTTGTGTGGCCGTTTCGTGTCACAGAGACAATCCGGTGCCCACTCGCCCCACTGCTTAAACCAGAAAGCGACCCCCGCGGCCTTGCAATCGTCCCGGACCTTGCGGGCCCAATCCGGGTGCATCGGTCGAGCCTTCGGCCCCGACTCGCCACCGCATATAACCCAATCCAACCTTTCAGTAAGGTAATAATCCCAATACTTACGAAAATCCACCGGCCCCAGCGCTGGCTCATACGACACGTATCTGACAGCGGCCGGGGTCTTGAGTAACCACAGCACCCGCGCGTCTAAAGTTGCCTGGTCCTCGACAGACGTGCCGAGCCAGACGTGTTCAAGCCGGTCGTGGAGCGCCCAACTGATGTTTGGCATCACCTTCGCCATGCGCTCCGGCCGCTTCGTTAGCACAAGAAATTCATGCTGGGGAGTGTTGGCCATGGCCATAAAAACATCCCAGATGAACCCATCAGTGACGGCCTCGTGGAACAGGTCGCCCGTATTGCACACGAATATCCGCTTGCCCTTACCGCCCGGTATCTTATTCAGCCGGTCGGGGTGCATCGTCACCGCAAAGTCCTGCTTAAATCGGCGCGCCATAGCCGCAGCCCAACAGTTGTCACAGCCAGCCGAGACCGGCGTACAACCCGTCACTGGATTCCAGGTGCCGTTTTTGTCCCAATACCTTCCGCTCATTCTATCTCTCCTGTTTCTTCTTTGGGGACTCCTTGTTCAATTTCGAGTAGATAAAATCACTGAGTCGAGCCTTATATTCATAGAAGGCGTTGCTTGGGTCTTCGGTTTCAGCATCCACTTGACTTGTAATGTCAATCATACCCCCCTCAATCAACTGGTCTGCCAACCATTCCGCATCCTCCATGTCGTAAGGCTGAGAGTTCAGGCAGGCGCGGATATACCCGATCCAGCGATCCTTATCCTGCTGGTGCCACGTATCAAAGAAATAATCCGTGCGCTGACAAAGCATCTCAA